GATATGCCTATATTTTGGGATAATAGACTTTGGTATATATCTACAAATCAAGGTGAACGATTTGCTCATTATTCATCCACTACAGATATTGAATCGTTTGGCGCAAATGATTATTACATAACTGACGAAAAAATTACAGGTGCCGCGCCTGTTAAGAGTTTTTTAGGTTTGCATAATGAAAATGCTATATATGGTTTATTTCCCACAGGTAATTCTGACATTCCTTATAGCATACAACGTAGAGCAGATAGAGGAACTATTGCAAGGCGTAGTCTTGTGACTGATGAATTTGGCAATCAGTTATTTATGCGGCGCGATGGTATATATGAATGGGGAGGTTCAGAGCCTCCTACCAAAGTATCTGGTAATTTTGATGGTTCTGAATTTTGGGAAAATATAAACAAAGATAGACTTATATATAGTTTTGCTCATTTAGTTACCTCAGATGATCAAATTTGGTTTTGGGTACCTTATGGCGTAAACCAACAATATATGAATTATGCATTAGTTTGGAATTATAAATTACGTCAATGGGTTGGAGTTTATACAGGCAATACACGTATTTCAGGAGCATATTTTGACGATTTACCACATCTAGGTGGTTATGATGATGGACTAGTATTTAAACATAATACAGGCACTAACGATAACACTTCTGCGTTTACAGTAAAAGCTATAACCGCTGCCACGCCGCCTATTAGTATTGCTACAAGAGTTAGGTGGTTATATGCACGTCATGAGTTTAATGCAGCTGATGTATCGTATAATACATCTGTGTTTCAAACTGGCCCAGGCATTATTACAAAATCAGATACATTTAATGTAGGAGACCCTACAGATGCTCTAGTAACAGAATTTATTATTGGAGTTTCTGCAATTAGATCGTCAACCACAGCATTTGTAAATGATACAGATTTGCATGGGTATAGTCCTGTAACACAAATAAGATATGAAAATAGTACGTTGGATCAACCTATTACTGTTCGTCGTTCTATGCTAATGTATAAACCTATCGGACCTGAAACAGTTAGAAAATTAGGAGTACACTAATGGCTATAGGAAGTTTTAGAGGTCAACTAGAAAGTGCTATCTCTAGAGGTCTTACAGACGATCCATACGCGCAAAGACAAGCCTCGGCGCAAGCAGATTATCAGGCTCAAGCTGATAAAGCCCGTAAAGATCTATCAGAACGTTTAAATAGACTTGGGGTATTGCGAGGAAGCGGAGCTACGGCTAGTCAATATGGAGAGTTTGAAGCTGGAGTACTTAGAGGTCAGCAAGCTTTAGGAGCGCAGTTTGAAGCTCAAAAACAAGCGGCTAACGCACAAGCTATACAACAAGGTATTGGGTTGTATGGCACAACAGAACAAATGGGGCTTGCGGGTAGGCAGCAGTCTGAAGCTGAACGTATGGGTCAATTTTCGCGTGATTTAGGTACTAGACAATTCTTGTCTCAAGATGCTTTAAATCGTGATAGGCAACGTGAAGCTGAAAGAGCTGCGTTGGTCCAGGAAGGTTTTCAGCGTGCTGGTGTAACGGGATTGTATGATGGACAGCGTACTGTTGATCAGCAGAGGCAGGATCTATCTTATAGGCTAGGCTTGTCTGAGATGTTCGGGCAGGATATAGCAGGAGTACAAGGCCAGACTGAAGCTCGTAGAGCGCGTGAACAACAAGAAGCATTTCAACAAGCAGGAATTACGGGAGAGTTTGACGGAGGCCGAACATTAGCAGCACAACAGGCTCTTGGGGAAATTGACGGTCAAGATACCCTAGCCCGTGATGCTCTTGAGCAAGAAGCTCGGCAGGCTTCTATGGAACGTGGGTTGCGTAGGACTGAAGGCCTGGCAGAGCGTAATTTACGAAGTAGTCAAGCTAGTCTAGATCGGCGAGCAGCTAGTGATATGCAAGCTGCTCAGTTTGATGAAGCTGCTTTAGAACGTGAAGCTCGTACTACTGAAGCAGGACTTGCGCGAGATTTAGCCCGTGAAGAACTTTATGGTGGTTATACATCTCAGTATGACCGTGAAATGGGTCGTGTAGGTACACTAGCTAAAACTGAAGGTGCTGCTGAACGTAGATCTCGTGAGCAAATGCAACAAGCTCAGTTTGGCCAAGAATCAAACGAAGCGACAAGAGATCGTGAGTTTCAAATACAAATGCGAGCTGCAGAACTTGAATTTCAAGGAGCTGAAGCTGCTGAAGCTAGAGCGCTTGCTCGTGAAGAATTATATGGGGGTGTTACTACTGAACGGCAGCGTGCTATGGGGCGTGGAACTCTTGGACGTATAGGCCAGGAGGCTCAAATAGCGGCTGAAAATCGTAGACTTGCTGAAATGGAAACGGCGGGATCTTCGCAACGTGAACTGGCAAATGAAGCAGCTAGGATGCGCGAAGCAGAGCTTATGGGCTATGTAGAAGATGCAAGTGGGCGTAGACAACAAACTCTAGGGGCGCGTGAAGCGCAAGCTCAACGAGGACTTGAAGCTCGCAGGCTTACTGAAATAGAACGTGCGGCATTAGTGCAAGAAGGTTTTGAAGGTCGTAGAGTTGGCGTTGCTGAAGCGGCGCGTAGAGATCAAGTTGCTCAAGAACGTCGTCGTATGAACCTTGCCGAGCAAGAGTTGTATGGAGGAGCAGAAGAAATATCTTTAGATACATTAAATATTGACCCTAACCTTGAAATGGTTATAGGTCGAGATGATGCAATTCGGCAGGCATTACAGCAGCAACTAGGACGTGAGCCTTCGCAAGATGAATTGGCAGCTATTACAGGTGGTCGATCTATTAGAGGTCGAGAAACCGTAGCATCTCGTGAGTCTCGTTTAGGTCGAGAATTTACAGGAGATCAAGCAGCATTAGACAGAGAACTTACTAGAGGCGAAGCTGCTTTAGATCGTGGACTAACTGAAGATCAAGCTCGCTTACAACGTAGTTTAGCACGAGAAGAAATGTACGGCGGAGAAATGGGCCTTCGCACAGGGCAAACTCTTGCAGCACGTGAAGGTAGAGCAGGCCGTATATTAGCTCGTGATTTAAGTGAAGCTGAAATTGAGTCTAGAGAAGGTCAAAATGAATTACAGCGTGGGCTAGCACGCGAAGAATTGTATGGACAAGATGTTAGTAGTATGAGTCCTTTGCAAATTCGAGCTTTAGGCGGAACATTAGCCAGTAGAGAAGCAAGAGAAACTCGAGATTTTGCACGTAGTGAAGCTGAGTTAGATCGTGGTTTAACTCGCGAGGGTAGGGCTGAAGACGTAAGACTGCAAGAAATTAGTTTGTATGGCCGTGAGTTGAGCGACTCTGAACGTTCTATGGTAGCATCGGGTCGTGGAGGCCCGAGTACAATAGCTGCTCAAGATCTTACGCAACGAGGCGATCAATTTGACAGAGAATTGACAAATCAAACCTCACAAGCTAATCTTCAACGTCAATTAATGCGTGAAGAATTATATGGCAGCTCAGATCCTAGAATGCAAATGGGTCCCACATTAGCTGCCCGAGAAAGTCGTGAAGCTCGTGAATTAGCTAGAGAAGAAATTGCGTCAAGAGAAGAGCAAAGTAGACTTGGACGTGTGTTAGCAAGAGAAGAATTGTATGGAGGCGCAAGGGGCTTGGCGTCAGGCCAAACGCTTGCTTCTAGAGATCAAATGCTTCGTGCTGAGCTTGGGCGTGGAGGATTGCAGGTTGATCGTGATAGGCTAAATCTTGCAGAAGAAGAACTGTATGGTGGTGTGGGTATGCGAGGTATGAGTGGACAACCTGTAGGAACATTAGCAGCTCGCGAAGCTAGAATAAGCCGTGCAGACCAAAGAGATTTAATACGACGAGAAGAAGAACGCTATGAAACCGAACGAAATACAGAAGCTACACGTTATGAGGCAACTCGTCAAGATATAGAAAATGAACGTGCAATAAGAGATGAAGATCGTTTATTCCAAAGGCGTATGGATGTGCTTGGTGCTAGAAGATCGGCTGAGGCTATGGGTGGTACGTTTAATCTTACAGAAGAAGATATATTAAACGAGTATTTACTTGGACGACCAGTAGTTAGGCAAGATGAGCTTTTAGACCGCATTAGAAGTGGTCAAATTGAAGATTTTGCTCGGCGTAATGAGCTAGCTGCAGAATTAGCGGAAAACGAAAGACGAGGACGTATTGAAGATTTACGTAATGAAAGGGATTTTATCTCTAACGATCCTATGTTAGATTATTAGATATACATATAAGCTCATTAATTCACATTGTGAAGGAATAAATTTATGGCTCCTCCAGTTTGGCTACCGTTTGCACTTAAAGCAGGTAGCATGGTTTCTTCGGGAATTGGCAATTATCTCGAAGGTAAAAACCAAGAAAAATACTATAATCGTGTTAGCAAAATGCAGCAAGATGCTGAGCGTAGGCGTAGAGAAGCCGAACGTAAAGCTGGCATGGCTAATATATTTTTAGGTCTTGGTGGACGCACTCCAATGCAGCCTGTGTACCAAGAAGAGCCTGAAATAGATCCTTATGAATCTTCTGGTGCAGGAAAGTTGCTTCGTGGGCTAGGGACGGGACTTAATTATGCCTCTACAGCTGTAAGTGCTTATGGTACAATTCGAGATACTATGATTGCACAAGCTCAGCAATCAGGAGCAAAAGCAGGTTTAGGCGCATATACAAATGCTGTAGCAGAAGCTAGACCTGCTGTTACGTCAGGGGCTACGTTAAGTCGAGCTTTGCCTGGTGAATCTGTAATAGATCCTGGGGTTATAAATCCTGAATTTAATCCTGTAGGGCATTATAGTGATGTATTAACTTCTTTAAATAATTCTAAGCCTGCATCTTCTGGGTTATTTAGTGGGTTGTTTGCAAAAGAACGGCAAGAAGCCTATGATCTTGGGTATTCTACTTCTATAGGTAATTTGCAAAGTAATGTACAAAATAATTTAGTTAGCTCAATAGAAAGCCAACGAGCGTTTGATTTCCAACAAGCTGAATTTGCTGAGAAAAAAGCTATAAGAGAAGCTGCTCAACGTAGAGCTAAACTAGCAGAAGAGGAAGCCAAGAAAAGGCTTGGTATTGAGGTTGAGCAAAATGCACAAAATATGGTATCTGACCTGAATGGCGATATTGCAGATTACATTCTTAAAAGTTCCAGTATAACAAAGAACCAAGAAGCTGGTCTTAAATACGAAAATATACTAAAAAGAGTAGTTGACCTAACAAAACAATACATAGACTATAATCCAGAAACAAAAGAGTTTGTACTTAAAGAAGGTGTTGATTCGATAAATAGTATTGATGCTTTTACTATGGATTTATTAATAAGACCTATTATGCGTATAAGTTCTGACGAAGCTTTAAATGTCGATGATATGGCCAGACTACGAGAAATGATGGGAGGTTTTGTTGATACTACCACTATGGAAGCTGCAAATTTTCAGCTAGGGCTTACAAAATTATTTGAAACTAAAGACACTACCTCTGATGTTTATAAACAACTTATACTACCTAAAAATTTTATAGCAGCTTTGAATATATTAGATAAAGAAAGACAACATAAATTTGGGTTAGTGCAAAATGAAATAGAAGATATTATCGCTTTAAATTTAACAGATTTTGCAGGTGAATATACAGATTTGACGGGTAGTACATACCCAAAAGTTAATATTTTAGGTTATGATACTATAGATGCAGCTATACAAGGTATAACAACTGAGCATTTTAGAGTTCTTGATTTCAATGCTGCAAAAAATGATTTATATGGGGTAGTTGATATTACATCTAACATTGGCCCTAAACTAAATAATATATTAGACAATGCACCACCAGAAGATGAATTACCTCTTCCTGTTACTATAACACAGATGGAATGGGAAAACGCAAAAAACGATTTAGACCAAATAACAACAACAACTTCTCGCGGTAGTAAAGTAGAAGGTCGAGAGTATGAAGTCTGGCTAGAAAAATATCCAAAATTTAGTGAATTTCCTACAAATTCTAACTTGTGGACAGGAAAAGAGTATGGTTCTCCTAAGATTAATACACGGCCTTTTAAGTATGAAAAGAAGGGAAGGGCGAGAGTAAAAGTCTATACAGCTAGTGTTTATGATAATGAACGAGGATGGATAGAAGATGCAGATATGGACGTACGCGTAAATTCGCCACAAACTAAAAAGTTAGCTGAAGATTTTATACTTCATAATATGGGGTATGATCTTATTAACTATAAAACTTTTGAGTTTGGCCAAAACAAAACAGCCGAAAGAGATAGGTTTGCTTATACTAACCATATTAAAAATATAGGAGCTAAATTAAATACTCTTGATCTAAATAATCTTTTAATTGGTAAAAGTGTAGACGCTTTCCAACAAACATTGTTAGATTCTAACTATGCTTGGGGAACGGGTCAAACGTATCCTGGATTAACTCCTGAGTATGATCCTAATTACTATGGTCCTGGAACTGGAAACTTTTCAGCGCAAGAAGGTAAATCTAGATTCTTTGGAGGGTTTGGGTTTGGCCCTGCTTATGAAACTGCTACAAGTGTAGCATCTCAATATGCGCCTGTGCGTGGAGATTACGCTTTAGGCCGATACACACGCACAGGTAAATTTCAAAGGCCTCCGCGCCAATTTCGTAGGTAGCTAAGGATATAAAAATGGCAATATCACCTAATGATTTTCACTTAACTGCCCAGCAATTACGAGATAAATATACAATATCTGAAATTCAGCAAACTAAACGTTTGTTGGAAGCTCATGGAGAATCTAAATATAAAAGTAATTATCTTGATATAATAAAAAAAGATCCTGGTGAGATGGACGTGTTCTCTGGCGAATATGCAAACGTAGTAGCTAGTAACGTTATTCCATCTACAGTAAATTTGCTTACTGGCGTAGCGGATATGATATTTAATCCGCTCGACACAGCAACGGCTATATACGAACTTGGGTTTGAAGGAGCTGTAGAAGCGTTAAAACAACAATATGGATCTTGGGAAAATATAAAACGCACTGTAGCTACTGATCCTGTAGGGCAACTTGGCACAGTTGCTCCTTTTATGGGTCCAATATCTAGGTTATCAGGAGCTTCTAGAGCAGCTTCGGCAGCAGGTCGTGCAATTAATACACAAATAGCAAAAATTCCAGATAGAGTATCAACAGGATCTTCAGGGAGAGTAATGCCTGCAGAAATACCTGTAGGTGAAGTTGTAAGGCCTGCTTTAAATTTACTTTCAGGAACTGCACAACGTGTAGGACAACCTTTTATATCTTTTGCTTCAGATCCAGTAACGGCTATTGGAAGTATTGCACTCAAAGGTTCAGCTTCATTAATGAGTGGTACAGGAACTTTAGGTCGTATTGGACTTGAGTTTATTACTGGCGAACCTGTACAATCTTTGGAAGCTATGCAACACACAGGAAGACTTACCGACAGACAAATGGAAATTGCAGGTCTTAATTTTATGAATTGGACAGGTAGGTTTGATGATCCTGTAAAACAAAAAGAATTTGGAGTAACTCCCAGAGAACATTTTCAACGTGCGCGTAGCTCAGATCCTGATATAGCGGGAGGTTTTAGAGATGAAGCTGCTATACTTGGTCATATATCATACGTTAATCAAAAATATGCAAACACAATACTTCAAGAAACTGATGTGTTGCTAGAAGATATATTTAAAGGATGGCTAGACGGCCAGACTTTTCAAGATATAAGAAAACAACAGTCATATTCTAAGCCGGTTGCTGGAGGCGCATTTGTAAAAACTACTAAAGATGTGTTGTTACATCCAGACCCTGAAAATTTTAAATTAGATTTTGTAAGTAAACTTAATACTAAATTAAAATCTGCAGGATTAGGCATTAAAATTAACCCTCCTGATTTAGAAACTGGTGCTGTGTCTCATATGCTTATAGATGCAGGAGTTTTTATTCCTGACTCTGATTCTTTAAATCTTATAAATTGGGTTGTAGATCAAATAAATGGACCTGAAGGCGGATTATCTAATTTACCAAATATGAAATCTGCTCTTGTAGGAAATGCGGTTACAGGCAAAGCAGGGGTTATTCAACAATTACTTGCTCATAGAAAAATTCCTGGCAATGGAGTTTTAGTAGAGGCTTTTTACGATACTATACGTGAAACATTAGAGGATCTTTCTGTTAATTTTGCACCTGCTAATCAGTATAAGATAAGTGATTTATTGCCTAAATCTGGAACATTGCGTGAGTTGCTCGACGATCCTTTTAAACAAGATAATGCATGGGCGCATATTGTAAGACATGAAAATATACGTCAAGATATAGCTCAAACATATAAAGCATTTAATGAATCAGGCGCAGGAGATAGTGAAGTATTAAGAACTTATGTTCGTGCTATACAGTCAGATCCAATTAAAAAACAACTTATAGATGAAATAGAAAATGTTACAGGAGAATCTATCCACGCAGGAATAGCAGGTTTAATTTCTCGTAGAACAACTCCATCGTCACTTGTAGCTCGAGGGTCTGCTGTAAGTGCTTTGCAGCGTACTTTAGCTGTTGGTGCTGCGGGTGTTGCATTTAATCCTGCGTTTTTAGCTTTTATTCCTTTTTCTAGCCCTAGATTTACAGGTAAAGTTTTGCATACTATAGGATTAACTCAACGAGCAACAGATTATGGAAAAGCTCTTACACGTCATATGTTAAAACATCCTGTAGGAAAATTGTTAGCAGACCAAAGGCGTACTATATTTTCTATTGGAACTGTTTTAGACCAAATACAAAGGTATAATGCAGTGCATGATCCCAATTTGAGTGCAACCGAGCAAAGGGAGGAACAATAAATGGGTTCGATAACTAGATCTCATTCATTTGTATCAGGCGAAAAACCTACTGAAAGTGAGTGGAATGTTGATATAGATCAGCTTTTTACTCTTGTAAATGGGCAGCTAGATACAAGTAATGTAGACACAACTTCATCAGACGGAGTTAGTGTTTTAAATGCTAATCAGACTATTACAGGTACTAGAACACATTCTGGTACTTTAACTATGTCTGATGATATTGATCTTATATTTGGTACAAATAGTGACATTAAAATTCAGTATGATGAAGGTACTGATGATGCGTTGTTAATTGATACAGGTGTTGAAGGCGCAGCGTTAGCTGTAGTACTTAAAGCTGATCAAGGTGATGATGCAGGCGATGCTTGGAAACTTAACGTTGCTGATGGAGGTGTTGTCACTTTAGGAAATGATATTGCTTCTAAAGGTACGTATGTTACTCAACTTACACTAACGCCTAATTCTACAGTAGCAAGTTCTACTACTGCAATTGCTGGACATGCAACAGTAGGCGGCAATCTTACAGTTACTGGAGGTGTAACAGTAGCTGGAGCTAGTGCGTTTGATATTGGCGATAGCGATAAATTACTTTTAGGTGATAGTGATGATTTGCAAGTGTATCATGACGGTAGTAATAGTTATATTGCAAATGCCACAGGCGCACTTAAACTTGCTACTGAAACTTCAGGCATAGCAATTACTATTGGTCATAGCACGTCTGAAACTACTGTAGCAGATAATCTTACAGTTACAGGCACTTTAGGTGCAGGAGCTTCTACATTAGCAAGTTTAGTATGTACTGCAGCGGCTACATTTGGGGGCGGTACTGGATCTTCAGGAGCTACAATTACTACAGGTGGTGCAGGTACATTTGACGGAATTTTGAAAACTGAAGACACTACAGATGCTACTAGTACTACTGATGGATCGCTACAAACTGATGGTGGGCTTAGTGTAGCAAAAGATGCTGTTATTGGCGATGATCTTAAATTGTTGTCTGATTCTTCTGTATTATCGCTAGGAGCTGGTAGTGATGCTACATTAACTCATGACGGCACTACTGGAGTTACAATTGCAGCTAATCCTATAATTGTAGATTCTGGCGATGCTTTAACGTTAGATGCACATACTGGCATATTTATTTTTAAAGATGCCGGCAGCGAGGTTTTAAGATTTACTGAAGGCAATAGCGGTGATGTTACAGTTAAACTTGCTACTAATGGTAAAGATTTAGTATTTACCGATAATGGCGATGCTACAAATATGAAGATTCTGGATGCCGCCGCAGGCATTAATGTTCCTGGCGAAATCCAAACTACTAAAATTGCGTATACAGATGGTGATGATGCTATTACTATTGCTGATGGTGGAGGTGTTACTACGTCAAGTACATTGACTATTGGTACTGTTGCAGCAGCAGGTGAAGATACTGATAAGTTTTTAGTGCTTGATAGTAGTGGTAACGTAGACTATCGCACAGGATCTCAAGTACTTAGTGATATTGGAGCCGCAGGTTCAGGAAGTGCTACTTTAGCTTACAAAACAATTAGTGTTAGCGGCCAAGATAATGTAGTTGCAGATGCAACTGATGATACTTTAACATTAGCGGCGGGTAGTAATATTACTTTAACAACGAATGCAAGTAGCGATACAGTAACTATCGCCGCCGCTTCGGGTGGAGTAGACGCTACAAACGGCGTAGATGATCGCATTGCGACATTTGCCGATTCAGATACAATTAATGGCGAGGCCAATCTTACATTTTCGGGCTCTGCACTTACGTGTGTTGGCACTGCCGATTTTACGGACAGCAACGGCAATCACGTAAACGTAAATGCTAATCCAGCCAGTGGTCAAAAGGGCTTAGTTTTTGGCTACGACAACAGCAACAATTATGGTCAGATCAATGCACTTCATACAGGCACTGAATACAGGCCGATAGATATAGGCGCAAACGCTAATGTGTATTTAGCGTCTAGCTCTGGCGGTGTTGCTATTGGAACTAACAGTACGTCCAGAACTTTTGAAGTCAATAAATCTACACTCAATGCAATAGTAGATTTCATTAGTCCTAACACTTCTCAAACGGCAGACCTTTTTAGGATTAATTGCCACAAAAGCGCAAACCAAAACTATTCTTTTGCGAAATTCTATTCGGGATCTGGCTTTGGAGACTCTGAGTTTAACTTTCGCGGTGATGGGCAGGGGTATTCTGATGGGGGATGGCACACGGGAAACGGCGATTACGCAGAATATTTCGAGTCAACTGATGGCACTGCAATAGACGTTGGTACATCTGTTGTAATGGATGGTGAAAAAGTACGTGCTTACAACGCATCGTCCGATAGCACTGATAGCATTGTTGGCGTTGTTAGACCAAAAGATGATGGCAAAATTGCGGCAGTCGTTGGCAACACAGCGTGGAATCATTGGACTAATAAATATCTGACCGATGATTGGGGCGTGTATCTGCGAGAAGACGTTACAGTGTGGGAGTGGGATGAAGTGCGTTATGCCGATGGAGATGATGTCCCAGAAGACAAGCAGGTCAACGATATTAAGATCGAAGCAGGCTCATGCTACGAGCGCGACGAGCTTGCCAAAGACGCATCGTGGACACCGCCAACGGGTGCGACGAGTTCAAACCAAAACGTCCGCAAATTAAATCCAGATTACGATGCATCGCGCACATACACGCCACGCGAAGAGCGTACAGAGTGGAATCTGATTGGATTATTGGGACAAGTGCAAATCAAGGCCAATGAGCCAGTGCGACCAACATGGATTAAAATGAAGCAAATCAGCGAAAGCGTTGATTTGTATTTAGTGAGATAATTAATGTTAGGAAAACCACCTCGTGATCCAAAGACTGTGGGTAGTTTTGGCGAATTACGACAGCACTACACTCAACTTTGGAAAGAGCTTGACGAATGTAAACGTATGCGCGGTGCTGCAAATAGCGTAGCACGAGCGCGTACGCAAGAAGTTCGTTCAGCTAAAGCGGAAGTCAAAAAAGCACATGCTGAAGTTGTCACACTTACTAAGAAAGAACATGTTAAGTCTCAAGAAAAATCAAGTGCCGCTTATGCTAGTACAGCAGCAACGATCCTTATTATTTTTTATCAAGTGATGGAGGTTGCAGGTGGATGGGGCAAGTGGGCACCAGTATTTGAACATGAGGCTACAATCGGTGTAATGCAGGTAATGATAGGTAGCATAATCGCCTGGTCTATGAGACCGTTACGTTAAACAAGGAAAAAATAAAGTGCTTGGCAAAATTAAAGAAAACATCAAAATTGGATTTGGCGCAAAAGAAACTACAAAAACTGCAAAAGGGGCTGCTGTGGGTGGAGTGGGTGCTTGTGCTTATTCTGTACTTAGCAGTCTTGGGTATATGCCTGATTCTTTACAATCGCCTGACGTAGTGCCATACGTAGTAGCAGGGCTTTCTGCTATTATTAATTCTATTCGGCAATTTTTTACTAATAATATAGGAGACAAACCATGAATAATAAAGTTGCAGAATTGCCTACAAAAGAAAAACCGGCTCCCGAATCTAACGGAGTTGCGGATGAACTTGCAGCTAATGAACAAGCGTTTCAAGAACGTGTTGCTCAGTTAATTGCAAGCGATCCTACTGCGTCAAGACTTCAGGGCCGGCTAGAGATTTTAAGAAGTTTAGGGGCTACTGCATAACTTTAGACTTCCAATTCGTCCAGGTAAGGGGGAAGTAGGATCCATCTTTGATCCGAAACCACCTTGCTCTGGCGTATGGATGGTCTGCACTTCTGACGTCTGTATGGAAGCCTGGACGATTCCAATGCGGATAAAGTCCGATACCTTCCCAATAGTTTAAACGTTCGAGAGTAAGGTACATATCAAATAGTTCTTCAGGGTCTTTAATTCCACAATCCCAATCTTGAGCTAAACCTAAAGATCCAGGAGCTCTTACAACAGAGTTTAATTCTGCTGTTCGTATGTGTTCGCAATCGTATTTATGCAACGATCCTTTTGAGTGTGTCTTACTCCATACATCTACCGCATCACCATAAGGGTGAATTGGAGTGCCTCCTACAGTTTGGGTAAAGCTCATAGGACGTTTAATCCAATCGCGTGTGACGTTGAGTCCGCCAATAAGTTCTGGGTCCATTTTGTGAGGGTTTTCAAACTCTGCGCTACTAATGTTTGGGTGATTAAATCCTAAACTCATATATAGTCTCCATTAATTCATGATGTGAATTATTACTTTGCGATGTAGGTGACTTTAGCTCTACCGCCACCTTTTTTTGCTTTAACTTCTTCTTCAATTACTCTTGCTGCTTTAAGTATGCTTAAACACTCATCTAGTTTATCCTTGTTCATTTTGCGATAGACTGACTTTAAAAGTGATGTGCGATCTATTTTTCCTGCTTCTTTTATTACTCCTTCTACAATTTTAGTTTCAAAGATTTCATTAGCATATTTGACTTCTTTAAATATAGAATTTAATCCTTCAAACGTATGATTTATTTTTTCTATAGCATCATGAATATCACACTTGTAAATTATTAATGTACGTCTACGCGCTATTGAAAATGTCATAGCAAGTTTTAACACATGTGTATGTTCACGTCCAAAAAAACCACTTTGTACATTGTCTAGTGTTTCACTTTCTACTCGTGCATTGTACCAAGACTCAAAATAATCCCATGCGTCTTGTGTAAGTTGCATTTCTCCTTCCATACCCATACGATGTTCTATGTGATTTACTAATCTATCTTGTAGTTTTTCTAATACACTATCTATTACAGGATGTGCAATACGAACATTAGATCGCTCTGAATGCACAAATATAACACGACCTACAAAACCTTGATTAAATACAGAAGAAGTAACATTTTGGGCAATCCAATCTGGAGTTGTCGCACTAAGTAATGATACATAGACTTCATACACATAATCTGATCCTGATGTTTTAGTTATGTATTCAAATACATCTGGACAATCATACCAATCTATGAGTAAATCTACTAAACCATTAGATTGTGCAGCTTTTGACAAAAATACTCCTAATTCTGAGCTAAACAAATAACACGGACGTGATGTACGGTCTGTTACTACAGGCGTTTTGTCAGATTCTAACATACCTTCTAAACCCCTAGAAGATATAGCTCTGCACAATGCTTCTGGAGTCATCTTACCTGAAAGTATTGTGCTAAGTCCTTGTGTTAATCCTGAGTCTATTTTATTTTGTGTCGCTCGTCTAAGTAATCCTACCCCTATGTTTATTGCACTACTTTTACGACTCATAGCTGAGCCTGCCACAAGTATTACATAGTGGTTAGGGTAAAGTTTATCATGCCCTCGTGAAAGCCATACTTTTCTTCCTACAGCTCCACTTAATAAACTTACCGCTGTCCAGAAATGAAAATCCCTCGGCGATTCTTGGCCTTTGGTATAATCCAAATACATACTAATAAAATCATTTTGGTATTCCTTTTCTGGCCCTAAAGAGGATTCATCGAGCATTTTAATCCCTTTATGGCTAAGACTTAGGCATTTCTATAACCTTTGCCGGAGTGATTTCAAGTTTTGATCCTAATTCATTATACAATTTAAGTGCGGATTCTGCTGATATATCTAATACTATAGCAGTAACTATGCTGTCGTCTAAAACTGCTATTACTATACTGTCATCATTGTCACTTTCGTATATTGACATATTATCAGCTACAGAGTTTTTAATATGAATATGCATAATTTACTCCTTATAAAGCCAAGAGAGAAACTATGGCCTTCCCCAGACTCATAGGTCTATAGACACCTTAGTATTTCTAAGGTACATATTACATCTATAAACTAAAACCTCCCCCGAAGTTTTAATTCTCTCTTGGCTATATTAATATTATTTACATGCTTTCCAATTAGGTCCAGACGCAAAGTCTGCGGGTATTATTAATTCATCTTCCCAATAATACCCAAAACCTGTTGGAATTGGCTTTTCCATTTCTTCGCAAACTATAGCTTTAATTTGGTCTAAATCCCCTACTCTACATTGCCCTGCCACAGAGTCATGTACCTGAAGCAGTACAGATGCTTCAGGTATGGATTCTAAGCGAGTTTCTATACGCGCAAGCGATGCATTAATGTGATCTGCTGCTGTAGATTGTGGCACAAATGCTACAGCGGCTCGGTGCAATTGATCTCCCCAACGATCTAAAAATATTCTTTGTCGGCCATAAGGAGTACGCATTACTCGATTAGACTTAAGATGTTGAATTGTGTTAATCCACCATTTATGTATGCCTGGTCTAAGTGTTTTAAAACTGTCAATAAATCTACGCGCATCGTTAAGTGTAAATGTCATAGTAGGTACATATTCATTCATTAAATCTTTGAGTTTACCTGGACCGACCATATAGTTAATTGCATGAGAAGCGCGTTTACCTATGTCACGATACGAATAATGAGTTCCTTCTACAATATCCCGTACTTGAGCCTCAGAAATTCTAAACAAAGCCATTGCATTTTCAGCGTGTATGTCACGGCCTTCTTTAAATCCTTGCATATAATTATAATCATTAGCTACATAAGCAGTAATTCTAGCTTCAATTTGTGACCCATCAGCTTCCCAAAATACTAAATCTGGATCTGGTATAAACCAATCTCTTTGATCTCCTGGGACATTTTGAAGATTCATACCTTTGTTAAATACATCTTTTGAGCTAGAAATTCTTCCTGTGTCTGTTGCTGAAGTTCTATATGATGTACGCATTCTTCCATCAGTATGAACTTTAGCTTCTAAATATGTTCCTATAATTTTACGCCTGTCACGTACAGCAAGACATTTATCTATAAATTCTGCATGTTTAGGTTGTCTAGGCCTAAGTAATTTTAATGTATGTACATCTGTAGATGCTGTTTTACGTCCCCGAGCTACTGGAAGTCGTATTCCTTTTGCGCTGAAGTAATCCAACACTTGTTTAGGACTGTTAGGATTAACCCCACACAAAGCATCATCGGCAAGAATACTACCCACCTCGTTAGTAAGCGTTTCTTTTCGTTGTGACCTAAGATTTTCATCTATATTTACTCCTTTGTGTTCCATACGAATTAAGGTTTTTGTAACTGGCATAGCTACAGAATGAAAAAACTTCCAGGCTTTTGTTTCTATTAATTCGTGAGCTAATTTTACGGCTACTTCGTATGTAACACAACAATCAATACCATTGTATTCCCATAAAGTATTGTTATAATTACCACTAGTAGCTTCTTTACGCATCTCTTTGTAGAAGTTTTTGTTTGTGTATATAGATGCTAAAAGATCTAAACTATGACCCATTTCTGGATGCATTACTGAGTGTGCTACCATAGTGTCCATCCATACATTACGAACTTTAATGCCAAAGTTTTTAGCTAAATACTGAGCGTCATAATCTAAATTTTGCCCTACTTTAAGTGAGTTATTATTTAATAACTTACCTAAAGCTTTTATTAATTTTATTCTATGTTTATGTTGTAATTGTGATGTAAAAGGTATTACAATAGCGTCAAGTTCTGATCTTGCTACTCCTACACAAGTTATACATTCTGAGTATGTTTCAATGTCGAATGCTAGACATTCCGCATTTTGATAAGACTCAAGAGCTGTTATAAACAATTTAGTTATAAGATCAGAATCTTCCGTTGCATAGTCTTTTTTTAGTTGGCCGTAATGTATGATATTACGTTTATGATCTAAAATTGAATCATAATCTGTTATTACTCTTGCAGCCTTTTTAGCATCTTTACGGCACAACACTAACCATGAATATTGACGTATTATTGCTATAGGAGCAATCATAGGAATAACAGGGATTTTTCCTCTGTTAGACTGTAGCAATGATCCTCGCCATTTTGTGATGCCAGACTCAGAACATAAGAATTGTAATGCATATTCTCCTACTGCAATTATTAATTTACGCGGATGTTTTTGTATAACTTTCCAATTAACATCTGCGTATTCAAATGGATTTTCTAATACATCTAATTTATTTGCCGGAGCTTGTTTAGGATACACATACATCACTAAACAATCTTTGCGGAAAATACCTGCTCGGGCTAGTATATCATCAAACAACATATCTCCTTGCGAGCCTGCAAATGGTTGACCCGCTATAACATCATTTTTAGATGGAGATTCTCCTAGTATTAGAATTTCTGCTTTTTCGTTGCCTTCTGGTTGTATCATTAATTTATAACTCCTGGAGCCTTAGCGTTTTGCGTTCTAAGGCCATTGAATTTTATAGGGGTATTGAGGTTAATTTAGAGTTTGTTGTTATTACAGGCTTTACTAGACCCCTTAAAAGTCAAATACTACTTAGTATCAAGTTGCCTTGTGGTTCTTACAGCTTTGTATCTAGGCTTAGGTCTGAAGTAAATTGTATCGTGTGGAACATTAGGCCATCCTTGAGCATTCATGAGGGTTTTAGTTTTATGAGGTTTCATGTGAACTTTAATTCCTCTTTCGTCTACGGTTATTTGGACTCTGCCGCAAGATGTATATACGTTTACTACTTGTTGATTTGCTCCAAATCTTGTGCTATGAATTTTATGCTGTTTCATGAGTAGTCTCCATTACAAGTCTAGATTTAGTTACTTTAAGGGCTTCTGGGTTTTTGTCACAACCTAAAGCTCTACGACCTGTTTGTATGGCAGCTACAAGATGGCCTCCTGAACCACAACACGGATCTATAACTAGTTCACCTTTAAGTGTACACATTTCTATTAGGTGCTTTAAAAGATCTAGAGGTCTTTCCGTAGGGTATTTACTACTTGCAGGTCTTTGAAATGATACCATGTTTGGACCTAAACGTTCGGGCATACTTACAGTGCCTTTACGTAAATGGCATAAATACTCGTATGTTTGATCTCCTGTAGCAGCTCCATTTATTGCAGGTGTAGATTTAATTTTGTTCCAAATCCACGGTGGATATTCAAACTCTAAATCTGGAATTAATGTACATGCGCGTTCAATCCAAAATGTTTGTATCCAAGAACTAAAAATCCACATATGAGCGTTAGGTTTTAAGGCTAAATATAGTTTTGGTATTAGTTCTTGTACAAAAAGTTTAATTTCATTTTCGTCGTCTTCCCATTGTGTACCGTGAGAAGATTTAGCCAAAGTTTGAGAGTTAAATACATCTATACCAAAAGGTAAATCTGTTAGTATTAAATCTACACTTTCTTCTTCGAGTGTTTTTAACCAATCTAACGCATCACTTAAAACTGCTACACCTTCTAGATCTTGTCTATGAGACTCCATTGCTCTACGTGCTATTTCACCTCGTATTTCTTTTATTTTATATGCTTTAAATTTACCTAAGATGCCGCTTTTAGACGTTTCGTCTTCTAAGTGTTTTAATTCAGGGATGTGTTCTGCTATATCTAAAACTCTAGCTACTTTTCTATGATCACTTACTGAGGCTTCTGATATATTTAAATCTTCTGCTGTGTCTTTTTGGGAGTGACCCCCGTCCACCGCTCCTCTACCTCTTTTCTTTTTTCCTTTCTTTTGCTCCATAAGACGTTCATATTCATCTACAGCACGAGATTCTTCTGCGGGAGTTAATGGCTCACGTTTTATGTTTTCTTGAAGTTCTATTGTATGTCTATGCCAATCGTCTTGAGGTTCGATTACAGAAACTTTTATTTCTTTAAAATTTTCCCAATGCTCAAACTGAGATTTTAATTGAATTATATGTTTTACTGCTTTTAATCTGCGTTCTCCTGCAATTAATACATTGTTTGTGTCTATTACAATAGGTTGAATTTGACCTACTTCATGAATACTTGTAGCAAGTTCAGTAATTTTAGCAGGATTAAATTCACGCCGTTGCCGCATCATAGGAATACGAACTTTGTATGGATCCATAGTACGTATGTTATCAGTCATAAGTAAACCTTGTTAAAAAAAGGTATGGGCAAGCCCTAAAGCCTACCCATACCTTTATATGAAACTTATTCTAATGTAAGCTACAGAACAAACCGTTCGATTTTGATCGAAGTGCCTGAGTTTCCTGTAACATCATTAGTCCATTCTTCAGACTTAATTTTAGCATTAGCTTCAGTGCCGATTGCGGAATCTAAGTCTTCAGAAACATTATTTTGAATATCTTCAAAGTTTAGTTTAACTTTGCGATTTTCGTATTCTTCGCTATCAGGATCTAAGTCGTTAAGCTCTGAAAGCCTGTCTGCAAAGATAGCGGTTGTAGCTTGGTTAAAAAACCAAGAACCCCACGAACACCAATGAAATACCGTGAAGCCATTATCGTCTGGATTCTCAGCGTTAATGACTTTGAACTCAAAATTAATGCCAGGCTTTTCAGAAGATCTTGACTCTCGATAGGTCCACTTACTAAACATAAGTTCGTAGGTTCCAGGATCTAAAGTGCGGTCGAGCTTCTTCTTTTCGTTTTCGAGGCTACCAAATTCGAGGTCTTGATAAAGTTCACTCATAGTAAGTTTTATCCTTAGTAAGTTATACTACGTTATACTGCGTGAATGATACTATGTAGTCAGCTAAACAAAAAGTCTTTATTGCTCTTTTGATTCTCCTTTCTCTGTAGCCGCTGACAAGACATGTTGCAGAGCAATGTTGACACGAGTGAGTATTTCTAATGTTTCTGTAAAACCTAATGACCGTGCTTTAGCTATGTTATCTATTAGTATAGATTGTAAAGCATAACCATCTTCTTCTGTAATAGGTATATATACTGTGTCTTCTGGCATTTTAGCGTATCCCTTGTTAATGTTGCCTAGAAGATTAAAGTCTTTTTTAGGGTTCATGGTAATAAAGTATTAAAATTCTGAGGCATTTCTGCGTCAAGGTTAGGATTACGAACTCGTGCTGTGTACACGCCGCTTGGACGGGTTTGCCATAAATACGATGCTTTTTCTCCTTTGCCCTTTACAACTGCGTGAAGTACGTAATCAAAATATGATGGAATTATTCCGGCAAGTTTTCCCGTAAGGCTCGGTACTATTTTTACTATGCCCGTGGTTTCGTTTTCTTTTGCATCTTCATGGCATATAATGATGAGATTTTTCTGCATCATTATTAATGCCTCGATAAATTTAATTGTAAGCCTCATTGCGATTCCGTAATCTGGCTGTGTTGGTGCGGCATCTAAAGGTTTATTATTTGACGCCATTACATGATCCATGATAGCACCATACAACCTTGTCATGGAATCTATAACTATTGTTTTTGTTTGATGCTCTGAATCTTCTTTGTGTAAATTTTGCAATGCACTTTTAATTTGGTCGTATGCCACAGGCGTTTCTTTGCCATTTCTATTTTTTGTAAGTCTGTCAGGTATAATACCTTTAAAGTTATGTTCTGTAAAGCAACCTTCTAAGGCTTCTGAACCTTCGTCTATGTCTATGATAAATGCGGGCAAAGCGCGGTCTGGTAAAGTGCGTAAACAGAATGTCTTGCCACTTCCTACATCGCCGTAGATTAGAGTTTTCTTTGGAGCATCGTCACGTTTTTTTGACATATCTAAATGCTGTGGCATAATTAAAGATCCTTTTGTTTGTGAGTGATTTCTTTTACGTGTGTACATTGACAATTCCAATAATCGGGTGTAGTATTTATCATGTTATTATTACCTTTCATGTTTATCTGGCGGCTGTATCCCAGACTAGTTTAGAATACTGTGCGTTTATTACTGTTTGTCTGAATCCGTGCGAGGCACTGCATATATCGAAATAAGGACATAAACGATTCCATGATGTACATGCATCTTTTCCGTACATAGGATAAAAGCTATCATTGTACATTCGTAAAATCTGAGCGCAAGTTACTTCTATGCCTCGTTTCCATTCCGTAATTATATCTTCGGTCATTCGTAATTCAGACCTAAAAAATGAATCATTTTTAGGACTCATTAATAATACATCTACTATAAAACTTGAGGCTTTGCTGTATTCTGGTATTTGTTGAGCTGCCCACAAATAACCTACAAATTGATTACTTAAAGTGTAACTAGGAACTAAGTATTGAGATTCCCATGTAGAAGTTTTATGGTCCATACATAAAAGTCTTGTGTTGTCGCTTAGAATTTTATCTATGAGTCCACCATAACGTATTTCCCACTCTGTCCCGTCTATTGTTATGTGGCCTAGTGAGGATTCAAAATATAATTCACTGTCTACTGTGTTGTATATTTTATCTTCTTTCATCCAACGTTTTGCATAGTTTTCTATTAGACGTATTCCACGACCTGGAGTGCGTTTAGCGTCTTCTGGTACAGGCTGATATGCATCGACAAAAGCGTCGATAGCTGATGGTAAGTGTTCCTCCATAAATAAAGTGTCTAAGGCTTTGTGAATTGCGATGCCGAACAGTAATGGGCTATCGGGAATTTTTATGGATTCTGTCGAGACTGCCATACCACCAGGTACGAGGGCTTGTGCAATGCGATGTTGAAACTTTCGTGGGCATGTTCTAAATTCGTTTAAAGCGTAGTTATCTACTTTTATTATTTTTTCATCTTTGTATATTCCTGTTTTCATTATAAATCCTATATGCTGTTTAGTAGGTCCATGGTTTCTTTGCTGCTCATTCGTATTTCTTCTTTAATTGCAACTTTACGTTTTTTCGTTGCCGCTGGTCTATCACTATTATTTAGCTTTGCGTTTTCTAGAAAGTCTAAAGCCTCGCTAAGTTCGCTGTCGCTTAACTCTTTAACATCTCTAATTAAAAGTTCGTAGTCTGTTGGAATTGGCTCTAGGTCTGAGCTTGGCGCGAAGGCTCGATTAGGATCTCCGGGTTTGCCTTGTAGCCATGTATGAGTATCGTCTGCTTTGGCGTCTATTCTTCGTATTTCACCGTTCCAATATACGTATTGGCCTGGATCTAAGTTCATTAGCACGTTCCTTTTCTAGATATTCGTGTAAAGCCCTACGAAGTACTTCAGCTCGTAGACCGTAATGATTTCCATGAGTATTGAGGTAAGCATTTAAACGAAGTTCTAAATCTTCGTCTAAATTTACATATAATCTTTTCATTATATGTAACACTCCTATTTCTATTTAGTTTTTAATCCGTAGTATATAATTACTAAAAACATTACAAAAAGTGCTAAGTCTGAGCCGTTCATATATGTATTACTCCTATTGATTCACAATATGAATTAATGCTATATGCTGTTTAGTAAATCTAGTATTTCTTGACTACTCCGCGAGGTTTTTTCCTTGCGCTTTGTAGGCTTGGACTTAGACTTTGCACGTTCCTCGAATGATTTTAGCTTAACACGCGGCTTCTTTTTTGCGTAATATTTATTTGGTTCTTTTGTATTATAAAGATCTTCTTCTCGCGCTAACATATTAGGGCTTATTTCTGCGCCATTACTAAGCTCGTATTGAACTTTGTATTTCCAACCGTCACGTTCTGGTATTGCTTCTAATATTTTTATGTGTTTTGTTTCGCGGCGGTCTATGGCTCGCCAGATTTTTATGTCTCCTTTGTTCCATTTAGGATCTGATTCTAATTCTGTTAAGCGGCACTCTAATTCCATGCGTTGACTGCGTAGTTCTATTTCTTTAATTCTTAGGTATTTTATTTCTAATTTTAACTCGCGTATGCTCATTGTTGTATTCCAATTTTGTTATTTATGTAATCTTTAAATACTATAGCATTAAAATTGCTGTAGTTTCTGTTTAAATGATTACAGATAATATTTGTTGCGCGGTCAGTTTCTGCACTACTTCTGTTTTCGTCTATTTCGTTTTTATACATTTCTATTATTGCTTCCGCTATCACTATGTAGTCTTTCCGTGTCATTGTCCTGGCTCCTCGCTTAGTTCGTTGTCGTTATATTCTATTTCTTTTTCTCCAAATATCTCGTCCCATGCTTCGGGTGTGAGTCCGCTAACTATAAATTCTCTTTCTTCGACGGTTGCCTTCGGAAATACATCTTGAATTAACGCTCCATGCAACCATTCTTGCAAACCCAGGATGAACTCTGTGTATTCTATGTTTAAATGCATAGAGGTTTCTTTTCTGTCTGTAACTTGTTCACGGCTAAACGTAACGCCTTTGTCTCCGTGATTATCAATACTGAACCCTCCGATTGTCTTCATTAAAAAAAACCTCCTTCTTTGTCTCCTATTTTTAAGTCACTGATGCGTAACTCGATTAACTCCATACAATCAAGCATTCTCTCCATATGTTCTTCTATTTTTACTATTTTTGTGTGTAAATCCTGTATTTTTTCGTTTTTTACTCTTTCGTCGTATCTTTCGATGCTATCCATTTTTTATCTCCTGTATGGGCCAGTAGTAATTTAATTCTGGCTTTTCAGTCCATTCGTAATCTTTATATTCTTCGTAATCTTTATATAACAAGGCACTTCTATGTGTGCTATGGATTTTACCTCCAAGCCACCAAGGATACGAAAAGACTTTGCAGTCTAAAATCTCCATTGTATTTTTGTATCCACGAGCTATCCATTGCTGAATTGCCATATTGCTATAATGTTTTAAGGCTTCTTCATACCCAGCCCACATTTTAGTAGCTGGATGATTTTTCCATCCATATGACTCTATAGTTAGAGCCGACAATATTTGTCTTGCTTCGACTCGTTGCTTACCGAGTCTTTTGCAATCCAAGGCTGCTAACGAAGATTCAAAATCTTCATATGGTAAAAATGTCTGCATGTTTTGTTTTCTCCTATGTTTTGTGTTGTTTTGTGTTTGCATCTAAAAGGTGTAAATGTGAACCTATAATATAAGAATATTGAATGGGCTTGTCAAATAAATAAAGGGAAAATATTTCCCTTTTGGGGAGAAACCTTTTCCCATTGCCTAAAGCCTTGTTTTTAAAGCACTTAGACCAAACTTATGCAAACTTCTATCAAACTTCTATCAAACTTCTACACTCTAAGTCTTTGTTTCTAAAGCACTTAGCAAACTTCTACATACTTCTACATACCCCTTGGGATTTCGCTGACGAAGGGGTATTTTTATATATATATATATTTTATATATATTATTTTCCCTTTCTGTTTGCGCGGTGGCCTGGGGGGTGTAGAAGTTTGTAGAAGTTTCTAAACCTTTGTTTTTAAAGGGTTTAGGTTGTGGAAGTTTGTAGAAGTTTGTGCATAAGTTTGACCTAAACCCAATAAAAACAATCACTTAAGGCGTAGAAGTATGTTTGTCACTTTCTTACTTTTATTTTCGTAATATCCCGACCCAACTTTCTGGGTTTAAAGCTCCTCTTGACGGTTTAGCCATAGATGCGTTTTCTCGCCAGTCTACAGCTATTTTTATGTTTATTTCTTCGTTTAAAGCATAATCTCCTAAACGCTCTAAGGCACTTGAATTTAAACCAAATTGATCTTTCTTTACGAGATATTTAGCGACTCTTGCGCTTTCTTTTTTGTTGCTCATTTAATTATATATTTCCTTTTTCTAATTCTATCTGTATTTTATCTGTTAATTCGTTTACTCTATCTATACTAAATGTGCTATCTATAGCGTAACGGTTGACTCCATTTATATAAATTCTATCAATCACTATTTCTGATGGGAAGCCTGGATCGTCCCAAGTTTCTTTTTGTCCAGGTTCAATATGGTATTCTACATCAAAACCAAATATTGTCGCTTCTTTATAAGTCATTTTGTTTTGTCCATATAAAAAAGGTAGAGCATAGGACGTTTTGCCTATACTCTACCTTGTAGTTTATTTTACTTTTACAATTATGCCATTTTTCATGGTCACTGTCGCAAACCATTTTCGGTTATATGGCGAAGGCCCAACTCCGGTAATATCGCCGTCTTTTGTGTATTCTGGGCCAAATACGCTTGTTTCTGTGTATTTAAGCCTTTCGCCGATACTTTCTTTTAGTGCTTTCTTCGTTTTGTAGCTTAAGCCTATCATTTTGTTTTGTCCTTATGTAAAAAAAGGTAGTGGGATTGCTCCCACTACCCTTTAGACTTCTTAGATTAGACGTTCAGTGCTGCGGCTTTCTTCGCTTCGCGCTCTATGTGTGCGTTGCGTAGTTCGTCGAACAAATCTACGTTTTGAGCCTTTAACTCGGTTAGGGTTTCGGCATCTCCCGCGCTGAGAGCCTTACGGAATGCGCTTTTAAATACTTTAATTTCTGGGTTGCTTGTCTCCCTTGCCGGATCTTTGACCACACTAATTGCGTGATTCAATCCGTTTTGAACTAAGTCTTTAAGAGATCCGTTTGCCTCGCCACCAACCGCTTCATACCATTCTTCGAGCAATGCGCTATAATCCACACTATCACTTGTGATACGGAGCTTAGGCCAGTCATAAGACGGTTTGCTCGCGTCTTGGCGGTTGACTGTGTGAAGACGGATCTGATAGCTCTCATGCTCTACTACTACTTCCAACTCTTCATATGCTGGCATTTTATAAATGCCTTTCTACAGGGATTGAATTTGAACCCGTCAACATAGTCCCTGTATTGCTATGTTTGGGCTTTGGCATTTTCTTTCCTTTTTAGTGTTTGAATTTCTTATACCTAAATATAATGAATATACACTTGAGCGCAAGTCTTTTTTTGCTTTTTTTGAATATAAAATCATGCCAATGTGACATAATTTGAAATGTTTTTTTGAGTTTTTTATGTAGTGCTATTTGGTATCACATACTGCACACTTGGGCCCCTTGACAACCATTTGGTAACAAGCTATATTAAGTAGAGATTGAAAATACTATTATTTATACCGCGCAATACCTCATAATATCACATAATATCACGGTTTTAAGCACAATATGTAGTAGTTTAGCAAGAATTGTGCCAATACTATATGTAGTATGCCAGCAAATACCGTGCCAATGCCATAAAATACTACTTAGTACTAAATAATGCAAAGTGGTACTACTTAGTACCACATAATATTGTAAAGTGCAAAGTGGTACCGCGTCTGGGGGGTGGGGTGGGGGGAAGAGTTGTAGGGTTGGGGGGCGGAGCTAGTTAAACTGTAAAGCGGTAAAGCAGTAAAGTAATAAAGTAATAAAGCAATAAAGTAGTAAAGTAATTGTACATAGAGGTATTAGTTCACAGTTTGAATTAATGAAGGACAGACATAAAAAAAGACGGTAGGTGTCGTGATGACCACCCACCGCCTCGAGCCTTGGAGGAGGCTATAGATAGTTAAGTATGATTTCTTTTATTTCTTCAGGCAGTTCTTTGTATTTTACAGTCCAGTCTATATAGTCATTATCCTCCAAATGCTTAATTATCAAGATAGCTGTAGTATGTGCTAATGCGTTTTTTGTGTTACTTGATACTTCGCTGTAATCTGGCTTTTGTTCTGGAATGCAGTCAGGACATAACAAAGTCCCTGTTTGAGCGTATAGGGTGATGTTTTCACCCTGTTGGTATACGTCAATCTCATGCTCTAACCTACCGCAGTTAGAACACGAGATGTCTTTTGGGTATGTCATAGTATTTATGGGGAAGCCTATGGAAGCACTCCCCCATCCTTTCTTAGCTGTTTATGAGAAAAAGAATGATTGCGATTGGTAAGCCAATTCCTATTGTCAACTTTGTCTCGTCACTGACTCCCCAGCGATAGCGACCAGTGAATCGGCCTTTGGCATCTCTTACGTGATACCTTGTGATGATTCGATGCTTCATTTGACTCCTCCAAGAGTTTATGTCGGTTTGGCTTCATTGCCTCCAACACTAATAAATATACCGAATTGGCTCTGATATGTCAAGACTTTTTTTATGTTTTTTTCATTTTTTTTCTGGCACGATTTTTGAATGTAGCAAGATTTATGCCATATCTACTTAGTACTACTTGGTAGGGGGCACTACCACTTGGTACTACTTGGTACCGCGCAGCACTTGAGCAGTACAATACAAAAATTTGAAATGTAGGGGTATGTATGACGCAGCCTATTTATGACTTTACAGGTCGAGGTGAAGGTAGCAACGAAAGCAATAATAGACGTAGAATGAACAGAGAAGACTCTCGTTCTATGGCTGCTCTCGGTCCTATTGATCCTTATAATAATGAATACGTCATGCAACGCCAAAGAGCAAATACAGAAGCTCTTTACGAAGCTCTAGGTATGATATTTCCTGTACACCCAGCATTAGGGGGTCAGCTGCAGGAAATTGGTAACATGATAATAGATGTAGCTTCAGGAAGTACAACTACAACAGCAAAAGATCGAGAGTTGTTTAGCGGTGAGTACGACCCTTCTGGCATGGATCGTATGGGAGGCCTTATAGGAACTTGGACGGGAAATGCCCTTGAAGACATAGGACAGGCTTTAGGTTTAAGAAATCAAGATTTAGCTAGAGTAGCGCGATCTTTTAAACAACTTCAAAATAACCCAGATGTGCAGAGTGCATTTCTTAGTCATTTAGGGCAAACGTTAAAATCGCGTTATGGTGGAGATGAAGGGCCACTACAAGCTGCTGAAGATTTTGGGAGTATGGGAGCTTTTATGCCCGCAGGCAAAGCCACTAGTCTTTTAGCTAAACTTGCAGGTAAAGCTGAAGGTGTAACAACAAAGTATGCAAAACCTGTTACCGCTATAAGTAAGCAATCTATTATACCTCTTGGCGAACCTCCTGCTTCAGACGCTTTTCCTAAGTTTCGGCCAGGCAAAAATCCTTTAATGACTCCGAGTGATAAACAAGTTATTACAGAGCAAGACATTGGTGTGCGTCAAAGTATGCCTTTAGGTAATTGGGATCCTCCCGCAGATAGTGCAGAGTTTAAGGAATTTTTAGATGTAGATGAAATTGAAGGTGAAAGTTTTGAGTTTAAACCTTCAACAAAAGTTGACTCAGACGTAAAGCCTAAAGATAAACCTGATGTAGAAACTGTAGATTTTGATTTAGATAAACCAATTGATCAAATGACAGATGATGAATTAGATCAAGCTATTAGAGATCTTAACAAAGCCTTAAACTCAAAACTTGACAAAAATACAACTGAACAGTATAATATGTCTTTGGAAGAACTTATTATAGAACGTAGAAAAAGGCGTAAAGATAAAGGTAGTGGATCTTCGAGTATTGGGTAGCATTAAAATTTTACTTGACTTAATTGCATTAAGGCTTATATTATGGCAGGACTAGTAAATGATAGATCTTTAGATTCAGCTCGTATAGTAAGCATGTTAATATACGAAGGTAAAACAGCCGGCGAAATTGCAAAAAGTCTTAACACGACAAGACCTAAAATTATTGAGCATTTAGAGTCTTCGCGTGTGCAAAAAATGATTGACGAAGCGCAAGAAAAACGACATGCTTTAGTAGCACATATACCTATAGCAAATTTTGCTACTCGGCTTAGTAGACTTGAACAGATTTATAAAGCTAACGAACAAATTGGAGATTTTGGCACTTGCCTAAAAACTTTATCTGCGGCACGTGAAGAAACTAAGTTAGTTAGAGTAGAAACCAGAGATGATTCTAAGCCTCAATTTGTAGTAAATATTACAAGTTTTAAAGGTGTAGAAGATTCTACTAATGCTATAGAGGTGGAAGAAGTTGTCGAACGAATTGCAGACCATAGTTCAGGCGATTCAGAACATAGACACGCCGAAACCTAAACATAATAAGCATCGTAAGCAAGTTCCGATTCCGCCCAAAGGCGATCCTTCTGATGGAGTTTCTGTAGATTTACATCCTGGAACTTTAAACAAAACTATAGATGCAGAACAAGAATGGAATTTTAATGCTTACAAAAGATTAGCATTTGTAGTATTTATGCAAGGGTTTAATAATATAATAAAACTGTTGTATAAATGGCAAGAATATGATTGGCTTCACGAAACTTATAGACAAGTAAAATTAAAAAATATTTCGATAAAAGATGCTGCACAAACACACAATATAAAAATTTTAGAATTTAGAAATTTATATTACGATTACGAAAAAGATTGGAAGAATGATCCTATAGAATGGATGATGTCTGTAGAAGCTCAACCGTATCTTGATATATTAAACATAGACCCAGAACTAGCTATTGAGTCAGCAAAAATTATAGCAAACGGTAAACGTAGTATAGGAATAGCAGAACCAGATATAGAATTATTAGTATTGCCTCAATATGATAATACTACCCGCAAACAACAAGCTATGGGTAGATTTTTGCAAACATCATTTGCGTCTGTGACTAAGAAAAATGCCGACACGCGGTAGAATACATACAGAGAGCCTTGAAGATTTAGAGTTCAATGTTGCTCTACAACCTAAGCAGTTTCAGTTATTAGAAGCTGTGCGTAATGGTGTGCGGTATCCTTTTTATGGTGGTGCTAGGGGTGGAGGTAAAAGTTATGCATCACGTATTATTATGCTCATTATGCTTATGGAAAATCCTGGGTCAACAGGGTTGTTAATTCGTAGAACATTTAAACAGCTTGATGGTAATCACATTCGTCCTTTGTTTAGGCAATTTCCTAAAATTAGAAACTGGTACAATAAAAGCGAAGGCGTAATGTATTTGCCTAATGGTAGTGAACTAATGTTTGGGCACGCAGAACATGAAGATGATGTATTTAATTATCAGGGGCAGGAGTTTGATTTTGTAGCAGTTGAAGAAGTTACACAGTTTACAGAGTTTCAATGGCAGTATATATCAAGCTCGTGTCGAACATCAAACAAAGGTATTAATCCTGTAATGTGGGCTACAGGAAACCCTGGCGGTGTAGGTCATGCATGGAGTAAAAGATTGTGGATTGACCGTATGCATGAAGACGCTGAAGATCCCGAGGATTATAAATTTATTTCTGCTAAAGTATTTGATAATCCAGCTTTGATGGAAGCTGACCCTAGATATGTACAATCGCTAAAAAATATTAAAGATGAAGCATTGCGTAAGGCTTATTTAAATGGTGATTGGGATATATACCAAGGTCAGTTTTTTACTCAATGGGATAGAAATAATATTTTAACAAAAAGTTTTGAGATTCCTGCTTCGTGGCCTTTGTATGGAGCGTTAGATTATGGTGAATCAGCACCTACAAGTTTTGGTCTTTACACAGTAGATTTTGATTACAATATTTACCGTTTGATGGGTTATTATCAAGGTGATCGTACAGCATCACAACATGCAGAAGAAATACTGCAAAGAATTGAAGGTTTTCCGTACACAAGTGGCCGTATGCCTATTATGATTTATTCCGATCCTAGTATGTGGGTAAAACGTAGGCTTACAGAGCAAATGACAAAAAGTGCTGCTGATGTATTTACTGATTATAATTTACCTATAACACGTGCTAATAATGATCGTGTAAATGGTTGGCGTATATGTCGAGATGCGTTGATTCACGAAAAGTTTTATGCATTTGATGGGTGGAACGATGATTTTATGCGTACTGTACCTGCATTGCCTCGCGCGGATAAAAACCCCGAGGATGTAGATACTCACGCAGAAGATCATGCGGCTGATGAATGGCGATATGGTATGGTACATATGTACCGTCACGCAGAACACACGGACGACCCAATTATGGGTAGTGGGCAGGATATTTTAGATGCACTTCCTGGCAAGCCTGCACATAGTGGACGTTATCACGTAATGAACTGAAATGGCCGATATTAAATTAAATAATAAAGAACGTGAGTATTGGCGTAAAACGATTGATAGGGTCCAAAGAGTTATGGAACCTAAACATCGTTCATGGGAAAAATTACTTGCGTCATACGAACTAAAGTTAGACATTCCAGGTTTGGATAAAGATGAAATTATTCATGTTTCTAGAATGTATCCATTAGTTCGTCAAATTATATCTTCTGTTGCATTTCATTATCCTGAAGTATTTGTAAATGCTAAGCCTAATATTGAACGTATAGCAGGAGAGCTTGATGGTATATCTCTTGTAATGGAACGAGCAGCTAATAGCGCATTAGATATAATGGATGCAAAAGCTGAAATTCATCAGGCAATGTTTGATGCATTGTTTTGTGGAGTAGGTTGGATTAAGATGGGGTATAATCCGTCTGGTGATGATTCAATGCCTCCATATGTAACTAATGATGCATTTAAAGATGATTTTCCTTGTGTTATGCGTTTACGGCCTTTTAATGTTTTTGTAGATCCTAAATGCCCGCCGCAAAATTTAGGTTACGCAGAATATATAATTGAACGTATTGAAGTGCCTTTTGATATTTTAAAGAATGACCCTAGATATAAAATACCGCGTGATTTTACAGGTTCTTCTGAGTATTCATCAGCTACAGATACAGCATTATTAAATTATGGTGACGAATATGATGCTGATAATGCAGACGAACATATACAAGGAGCTAAAGCTGAACGTGACATGGTAATATTGTACGAAGTTCACGATAGGTTAAATCGTAAACTTATTACATTTTTAGATGGTCACGAAAATGAAATTCATGCAGAAACGCACCCATTCATTAAAACTCGTGCAGTATATAATGGAGAAAGTTTAGTAGGGTTAGAAGAAGCTCCTGGGTTTATAATGTCTAAGGGGTTTCAATATATTCCAGTAAAGTTTGACACTGTAGAAAGCTCGTTTTTTCCTGAGCCTCCTATGAAGTATGTTGAAGATCTTCAGAATATTATTGTAGAATCATTAAGTCGGCGTGTAGATATTCTACGAAGATTTCCACGTGTTGTATGGGCAAATGAAGCAGAAATTCAACGAAACCCTAATCTTGTAGATAATGTTAGAGATGCAAAAGATGGCGATGTAATTGGTCTTCATGATATTGCAAGTATTCGAGAAGCTTCGTGGGGAAATATACCAACAGATCAATTAGGTATTGAAAACGACGCGCGAGGTTATGAAGAACAAAGTCTTCATGTAAGTGACCTTGCTGGTGGGTCAGAAGGTAGAAAAACCGCTACTGAAAGTGCGCTCATAGCATCTCAAGGTTCACTTAACCGCCAATGGATGCAGTCAAAGATAGCTAGTGTATATACTACTATTGTAGGAAATCTATTTAGAATGTTTCAAGATATACGTTATATTCCCCAGACGTTTATGTTAAATGTTGCTAAAGATTCCGCAGGAGTAGAATATCGAGTACTTACTAGCGAAGATTTTAACTTTGATTTTATGTTAGACCTAGATGCTGGGTCTATGCATCCATTGGTGGAAGAATTAGAACAAGAAAATTCTATTTTGTTGTATGATCGTCTTGTCGGCAATCCTATGATAGACCAGACTGAAGTAACTAGAGATTTAATTAAATCTTTTAGAAAGCGTTCAGTAGAAAAACTGTTTAAAGGCGCTGACGGTGATTTAAATGCTTTAATTCAGTTAGAACTTAGTATGATGCTTCAAGGTCAAATGGCTCCTGTCGAAGAAGGTATGGATCATATGGCTCACATGGAACAACAAAATCCAAATGTTGTTATGGGCTTGCCTCAACTTCAGCAAATGTTGCCACAACAGCAACAACAAATACTAGGAATAATACAACAGCATTTTGCAATGCATGAACAAATGATGCAATCTAGTATGGCTAGTGGAGGAGCGGGGGGTGGAAGCCAACCTTCAGTAGATGGTAGATTATTAAATAACGAAGACGGTATTATAAGTCAGGTTAGATCTAACGCGCAAAAAACTCAAGAAGCAGCTACTGCGGATGTAGCAACATTGACAGGTCAAGGAGGTATGACAGGCTAATGGCTGTTAATCATGATTATTATTGTGACTGTGGGTATGAGCTTACAGATCAAGTTGTAACTAAAACTCCTGTGTGTAAATGCGGCAAAGAAATGAAAATTCATTTTGGACGTATTACAGGAATGGCAAATTTTAATCCTCATAATCCAGGAATGTACGGTAAATACCATCCTGGGTTTGGCGAGGTTGTAGAAAGCTATTCTCATAAACAACAGTTACTTAAAAAATACAATTGCATAGAAGCTGCAGATGCTGTAAAAGGTTCTAAAACGCCTGAATATCCAGAAGAATATCAAGGTCCAGATCATGGACCTGAAGGTTATACGCCACAAAAGAAAACTAACGAAAACATTACAGAATTTATTTCTGGAGTTGAAGATCTTAAAACACTGGAGAAAAAACATGGATTCAGTTAAGTTTGAGGTCAAAGTTGTTGATAAACAGCAACGTCCTTATAAAGTGTATGATGATGCAGGAAATCTTGTAGCGTCTACACGTACAAAGGAACAAGCTGTTAAAATTATTGCTATTCGAGAAAGAATAGCTTCATAAAGAGGTGATGCATGTCTGAAATGGCTAATGTTCCAGAACAGGAAGAATTAGGTATTGTAGGTAATGATCTTACTGAAGACACTTCGGGTCTTTTAGAAGATGTTGCCGACCCAATGCCAGCTCAGTCTGGAGCAACCCAAGAGTTTGACCCTCATTCCGTAAATTGGTCAACTGTTCGCGAGGAAGAAGTTCCCGATGAATGGAAGCCTCAGTTACGTACAATGCGTAACATATACGGTATGGTTAATAAGACTAATATGGATTTACGTGACACACAAAAACAAATGGAAGACGTTACACAACAATACACAAACGCACTTAACGCTACGCAACAAATAAATCAAACACAAACTAATGTTCCACAAGATGCACAAACTGCACAACAATCACAGACTGCCCAACCGTCCGTACTTGAGCAATTTGGATTCACTCCCGGCCAAAACGGGTATGATGAAGCCGTAGTAGTAGAGGGTATTGCAAATGCCGTTGTTACGCCTTTACTACAGCAAGTCCAAGCATTAAAAGATAATCTTGGCGAGCTTCAGCAAAATGTTCAGTATCTTAGCGGTGGAGAACAGACTAGAGTTGAAGATAAAGTTTCTGGAGAAATTCAGGAAGCTATCTCAGCAGGTCACAGTCGTGAGGCTTTGCAGGATTATCATGAAGAAATTTCTAAATTTAGAGGCATGACTAACCGTGAGACCGGCCAACCTCACACAGTACGCACGGCATACGAGTTGGCGTCAGGTCGCAGATCGGAGTCATCTGATAATTCTAGAACATTAATTCGTAATGCCCAACAAAGCGTTGCGCCGAGAGGTGGAGGAATGGGTCAAGGCCAAGCAGCTTTAACTGATTCTGACGTTTTGTCGGGCCTTAAAAAACTAGGATTTGAGTGAGGTAATTATAAATGGCTGCTACTAGTACTACAGAAACTTGGGACGCTGCGTGGACTCTTACTATGCGTTCTAAGCGGAAACGTTTAACGGATAACATTTTTAATGAATATCCGCTACTTCAGATGTTGTCTGCAAATGCTGAAGTAGAAACTGGCGGTAAGGAAATTCAGGAAGATTTGCTATACGGCAAAAATTCCGCTACTTGGTTTGATGGTTATGATACGGTCAATACAGATGCTGTTGATGGTATCACAATGGGGTATGCGCCATGGCGTTATACTGCTACTCCTATTACTATCTCAATGACCGAGCGTGATGAAGGAAAGCTAAGTGACGCTGCTAAAAAGATTCTTGAAGCTAAGACTCAGCAGTCTATGTTGACTGCTCGTGATGCTGTAAATGCATCTTTTTTTAGCGCACAAACTGGTAAGGCTACGCTAGGTCTTCAGGATTTAATTGCTGATGATCCCACTACTGGTACAGTTATGGGTATTAATCGTGCTACTGAATCTTGGTGGCGTAACCAAGTTGATACTACGTCTTCGGATGTAGACAGCATTTCGAGCAACATTAATGTTGGTACTCAGCGTTTGGGTGCTGTTTGGAATAACTGTTCTGAGGGTAATGATACGCCTACGCATATTTTTACTACTTTGACAGTATTTGGTGATATGCAGAACCTTTTTGAAGGTACTGGATATGCTCGATTAGCTGCGGGTGAAACTGGCAAAGCGGATGCAGGATCTCCAATTTTCCGCGGAGCTACGATTCAGTATGATCGTGATTGCCCTTCACAGCATGCGTACCTTATTAATAGCCGGTATCTAAAGCTAAAGATACAACAAGGCAAAAACTTTGCTAAGACGGCGTTTAAGGAACCTGTTAATCAGTTTGCAATGGTTGCGTATATTGTGTTTGGTTGTCAGCTTGTTATTAATAATGCGCGGCGTCATGGTGTTGCTACCGCGCTAACCTAATCCTGCCTCCAAGCCAATGGAGGTTTAGCCCTGCCCATAGGGAAAGGAAAGTATCATGTCGTATCATAATAATAACTTTTCTAACAATCGTGTAGGTGGCGAAGGTCTTGGAAGTAAAGCAGGCCAAAGCATTTACGAAGAATCTATTTACGCCAAATATCCTATTGGAGAAAAGCTAGAACTTGCAGATGGTCGTGTATTTCGTTATGGATATACAGCCGCTGCAATTAATCGTGGTTTGTTGGTTTCTCAAGATGTTTCTGCTACAGCTATTGTAGAATCTGATGGTAAACTTACAGCGGCTGCTGCTGGTGCTACTGAAGTTACTTATACTGATTCTGGTACTGTTGGTAGTGCTACTAAAGATCAATATTCTGGCGGTTATTTGCACATTACTGACGATGCGGGAGAAGGCTTTCAGTATCGTATTAAAAGTAATACTGCTGCGTCTAGTAACGCTGTTACGTTTACGTTGTTTGACGGTTTGAAGGTTGCTGTTACAACTGCGACTGACGTAGCTGTTACTGGTAATTTGTGGTATAATGTTGTAGCCGCAACTGCTACTGATTACATTATTGCAGGTGTAACGCCTATTACGTTTCAGGCTGATTATTATGGGTGGTTCCAGACTGCGGGTGTAGCGACTATTTTGGCTGACGGTACTATTGCCGCTGGTGCAAATTTGACGCTTTCGGACGGAGTTGCTGGGGCTGTTCATACTAAGGATGCAGAAACTGAACCTTTGGTTGGGTTGGCTGCGTTTGCTCCTGACGATACAGGTCATGTTGGTGTTATAATTCAGGGGTTGGTTGCGTAATATTAAGGTGGGGGCATCATTGTGATGCCCTCACTTTATTTACAAGGATTATATATGGCTTCGCGCAAAGAAAATCCAATACGCAGAACTACAAAAGGTAAAGGCGCCAACTACAGACCTACTAAGTCTGGCGCAGGTATGACTTCAAAAGGAGTAAAAGCGTATCGCAGAGCTAATCCTGGCAGTAAATTAAAAACTGCTGTAACAGGAAAAGTTAAAAAAGGGTCAGCCGCTGCTAAACGGCGTAAGAGTTATTGTGCTAGATCTGCAGGCCAGCTTAGAAATTCTAGTGCAAAAACACGTAACGATCCTAATAGCCGCATACGCCAAGCTCGTAGACGATGGAAGTGTTAATAATGGCTAAACGCGGGTTGTATTCAAATATACACGCTAAACGTAAACGTATTAAGGGTGGTTCTGGAGAAAAAATGCGAAAGCCAGGAAGTAAAGGCGCACCTACAGCTAAGGCTTTTGCAAGATCTAAACGTACAGCTAAAAAACCTAAATAGGAAAAATATAATGCCTAATGTTGGAGGAAAAAAGTTTTCGTATTCTAAAGCAGGCAAAAAAGCCGCTAAGTCGTATGCTAAATCTATGGGTAAGTCAATGACCAAGCGTAAGCCTAAACCTAAGAGAAGGGCAAGATGAATAAGACTACTAATAGTTCAACACAGCCTAATACGGATGCAGAAGTTCCTAAAGACGCGCTTACTGCTGATACTCTTGTAAAGTTAATTCAAGGCTCATCTGATGAAACTAAGAGTTTAATGGCTAAGGCTCTTGGAGTAGCAGCACCTGTAAGGCAAAGAAGGCGCAAAGGTAATATAGATGCTTTGCAGAATATGCGTACATTTGGAGAAGCCTATCATAGCGAGCATTTTGTTCCTGTAGCTCCTGAAAATGTAGTAGAAAAAGGTGAACGTGCAATTGAGTTGTGGCAGCAAAAATGGAAAGAAGGAAATCAAGTAAGTAGTGCTGGACTAGAATATGACGAAGATTTTGAGGCTTTGGCTCTAACAGCGCAGGAATAATATGACTCCGCAAACTATTCTAGACATGGCTTTACGTAGAGCTGGTTTATCTTACAGTAATAGTACGTATCGTGAAAATGCAATAGACTATGCTAATATGACTATGGCTGATTTATTGTCTTATCCGTGGTCATTTAGAAATAAAACAGGTACGTTTAGTACGTCTAGTAGTACTGCAGAATATGACTTAGCTTCTGATGTAGCACATTTAAGACATGCTAAAGATACTACTAATGATAACCCTGTAAAAATTGTTACAGAAAGTTATATTGACGAACTTGATATAGATAGGTCTGAAACTGGAGATCCTAGGTTTTTGTTTCATAGCGGTTTAAATGAAAGCTCTGATGGAGCTATGCAAGTTACTTTGTACCCTACTCCAGACTCAACTGCTACAATTACTTATGAGTATGTATCACACGTGCCTGAATTTACAACATTAAACTTAACTACTAATTTTGATGTATACGCGCCTACGTGGTTTCAAGCTGCTGTGTTGTATGGGGTATCAGAACAATACCATTCAGAAAAAGGCGATCCACAAGGAGCATCTCAAGAAAACAGCTATAAAAATAATTACGTACAAACTGGACTAATGTATAACAGAACTACATCTTCAGATCGTAAATTTCGTATGGGACGCAGAGATTCTAAGCCTGGTCAATTTAGTTTTGTTGTTAGAGAAGGATCATTACAGGTAGCTTCATAATGGCAATACAAGCTGATGGAATACAATATGGCCCCTGGCAAACAATAAATTATTCTGTGCCTGCTATAGACCTGCAACCAAATATATTGTCTGCAATTGAAAATATGTTTCTTGATAATGCAGGGTCATTAAATACTAGACGGGGTACTGTTAAGTATATTTCTAGTGCGCTTAGTGGTACTCCGTCTATTACAGGTATAGGAAAACAAAGATTTAACGCATCGTCTAGTAAAGTTTTTGTGTTTGCAGGTGATAAATTTTTTGAAGATGTTGATGGAACATGGACAGATAGAACAGCTTCAATTTCAATTACAGACCAAGTAGATAAATATTGGATGACTACAAATGCAGGAGGTACTTTAATTGGTACTAACGGCATTGGAAATGATGCTCCTATAAAATGGGCAGCTGCTGGAGGTAATATTGCCGCGGCAGGAATGAGTTCTTCTGGCGTTACTTCAGCCGATATGCCTATATTTTGGGATAATAGACTTTGGTATATATCTACAAATCAAGGTGAACGATTTGCTCATTATTCATC